CATGTCATTGAGTACACCTCCCACAGTCATCCACACAAGGTGATGTTGCAAGCGCATGACGTGTTCGAAGTAGAACTTGTCTAGCTTCTGATCGCGGAGTTCTGATATGATGCCACGGTTCGCTGCAAGTGTGAGAGCGCAGTCTTTACCGTTGTATATCCAGAAATTATCAACACCCCCAGTATGGCGCCATTCGTCCTTCTCATTCTTATAGAACGGATGCATTGTGTATTGTTTGACGATGAAGCCAAGATCGTGCGGCATTGTTGGGTATAGCACATGATGACCCAGCATCGTGTCCGAGTAGGCAGGCCGACAGCGAATGCGATCCTTAAACCAGAGCCATGACATGTCGAAGCCTCCATTCTGCCACACCATGCGTGTAGTCGGCGCAGCATAGAGCGACTGTAATGCGACACGAATGGACGCTTCTTCATGTTGTTGGTAGATGTTGCGTTCTTCGTTGCGGAAGGCGATGCACATAGCTTCATGCGTTGTAGGAGCAAGGCCGACGCAAGCTGTTTCATTAGCAATGACCTCGATGTCAGATGCGATTGGATCACGTGAGGCTTTACACATAGCAATATAATCGAGTGCTTGCTTACAGGTGGGATTGATATGTGTGACGACTGCATGGGGTTTGAAGGTTCCGAGTACAACAGGGCGAAGTTTGTCACCTATGTCCATGTCGAACATGATGTGTGCCATAGGATCACGCGCGCAGAACGCAGGATTAAAGGTGCATACAGCAGTGACTTCACGATTGCCTACTATACACGGTATAACACTGCCGCGCCAAGACGTTATACCTTTCTTGCCTAGGAGTGCTTCGACGGCGTAGTTGCCAAGGAGGAGGACATGTTGTAAGTTAGGCAGGTGTTCAAGCTCCCACTTCAGCAACTCTTGCCAAGCGGATAGCTCATGTTTCCCTACAGGCTTACGGTTCGCACCCTCGTTAACATCGAACGCAACCTGACGCTTGACGACGTTGGTGATGTAACACTCATGACGCTTCACCTCTGGACAATGAGTGCGGATGGCACGCCAGAGTATGTTTCCTGCACCGCCTACAAGCGGGATGCCTTGAGCGACCTCGTTGCGACCCGGAGCTTCAGCTATGACAGCGATGGTCGAGTGGAGAGTACCACCCATCGAGCACTCAACACTCAAACCCGCCGCACCAGCTTGAAGTGAGAAGCGTTCTTTAAGTTCTGCTGTTGTTAGTGTCATTCGTTGTCCCCCTTCAACACACTGTCGGCCCACTTGTTAAGTGCATCTTTGACATAGCATGTAGTGTCTACAGTGAACTCCATGTTGTCTTTGTCAATTGATACCCAACGCAGCTTCTTAATCCATTCAGCGAGTTGTACGATCTCTGTGTTTGTCATCATGACTTAGGCTTCCTCTTCCAACCGAGTGACTTCAACGATGTAGCGAGCGAGCGTTGGTCTGTTATCAACGTCGCATGTTTGATCGCACGTGTGAGGCCAGTGTATAGGTTGGGACGTGAGAGATTGAAGAACGCGCATGATGCCATGATGTAAGAGATGTTGTCGTACTGCGAGCCTTGGCACTTGTGCGTGGTGAGAGCATAGGCGAGTTCGATGACACGACGTGGATCGTAGGTGAAGAAGAACTGCTTACGCCTGTTGTACTCGTGGACCTTAGGTGGTAGTTCGACAACACGATCACCGAAGTCAATCTCCAACACGCCGATAGGGTCGATGCTTCTGATGACACCGACCTCGCCATTCAACATCTGCTTGGTGTCAGGTGCAGGGATGTATGCGTGTGCGTAGCCTGTGCCATCGTTGGCGAAGTCGGTATAACGTTCGGTGTAGTCGCGTAGGTCGTACGAGTTGGTGTTGCATACTACCTTGTCACCTATGCTGACGAAGCACCTGTTCTTCACCTCCCACTTGTTGCGAGGGAGTTCGATCTTGCCAGGCATGGTGGGGTTGAAGCGCAGTTGGAGGATGCTGTTCAGACGAACAGTGCCTATGTCAGACTTACGTGCAGGCGAGATGATTTGATTGTTGATTGTACGCCAATCGATGTCGTTGTCTTCGAGCATGTTATACAGTGTATGAAGCACTGCGTCACCGAGCATCACACGCACGTCGCTGTTGGATGTGAAGAACTGTCCGCGGTTGATACGACGTGCTGCTTCGATGATGCCGTTGCCTTCTGCCTGACGATAGATGTTCTGTAGTGTGACGGTGTTAGGCATGGCGAGACACTTCGCAAACGGGGAGGTAGGGTCTGCGAGGTCGGAGTTCTCAATAGGTGGCAGTTGTCGTATGTCACCAAACACACGCAAGCATGCGCCGTGCTTGAGAGATGACACGAGGTCACGATGTAGGCCGGTGGACACCATCGCGTACTCGTCAACGATGACGATGTGTTGTTCAAGTGGGTTGGACTTGCCACGTGCTGGTGCTGAGACAGATGTAGCTTCACCTGTTTCATCGTCCATGTCAGGGCGATTGAACTCAAGGAGTTTGTGTATGGTTTGAGCAGGGTAGCCTGTTGCTTCACGTATACGACGAGCGGCTTTACCTGTTGGTGCGGCGAGTGCGAAGGGGATGTTGCGTTGTGTGAGTAAGTCACACGTCTGCTTTATAATAGTAGTCTTACCCGTACCAGCTTCACCTGTCACAGAGACGAGGCGCTTGAGAGGATCGACACACATAGTAATAGCGTTTTGCTGTTCAGCATCTAGCTGCATCGCGTCCATCGATGTTCTCCATGCTGCATGTTTCGCAGCTATACAGTGTATAACAATAGCAAACGCCGCGCACTGCGGAATGGGGACAGATGCGCGGCGTTGCTCAGCCTGTTAGCTAGTTCACTGGGGGGCAGCTCTAACCAACAGACGTAGAGCCGTCGGTCTCTTCGCCACGCTTGTTCGCGATCACTTCGTGCTTGATGCGCGTCAGACCAGACTGTGCATACTCAGGCGTGTCGAGGAACTCAACCACCTTACGTGCATCAGACATGATGCGATCAACTTGCAGCTTGGCACCGGGGATGACGTTGCCCTGTTCGTCAGTTACACGGACGAAGAAGTGGAACGTACGCTTCTGTGCAGCACGTTGTGCAACTGCCTTCTTCAAGCTGGAATAGGCAGACGACGACGCGGACTTGGAAGGAGTAGCCATTAGGATATATCCTCATGTATGGGGTTATAGTGTGGTGTAGTGGTAGTGTGTTAGGCACACACGTTGGTAGCATGTGCCTAACACATAGTAGCACACGCGTGTTAGAGAGGCAACACTTGGCCTACCTCAGCACGCGGGTTCTTCTCAAGGTCTTGACCCATGCGAATGCGGGCACGTGCTTCACGACCCACGAAGTCGTTGGGATCAATGGAGCTTGACATCGGAACACCGAAGGCCTTACAGACGTTCTTCATACGCCAACGATCAGCGGGGATGTCACGTGAGACGACGTTCATCGTGAATGTCAACTCATCAACACCATCACCGGGGTCGAAGTCAGCAGGGAACTCAGTGCGCGGCACTTGCAAGGTGAGCGTGAGCATCGGGTTCCCTGAAGAAGCTGCTGTCTTGTCGATAGCAGCAGTGCAGATGCACTTATACTCACCAGCGGGGAGTTGCGGAGGAGCTTCAGCATCTGCGATGTTAGCAGAGAAGTTAAGCAAACCCATGTTGGGTCTCCTATGTTGTGGGCTTATACACTGTATACATGCACACACAGGTAGCAAGCCACTAGGTCTAGTCTGTGTGCGTAGGAGTAGGCACTATGTATAGTGGCTACTTAGGCACTGGTAACTTTGCGAAGTTGCCAGCGATGTAGTCCTGCCACCACGTGGATATGGCAGGACCAGCATTGGTGTTTGCGTTGTAGCGTAGAGGGAACGATGTTGCGGCAGTCATGTCGAACATGCGTGATTTCATCGGCGCACGGAAACGTTCAGGACGGATGGCGATATGTCTGACCCCATTGACATCACGAATGTTCCATACTTCAGAGATGTCCTTGCTAGCGATGTTAGGAAGCTGCCCACCAAGCAACATCCCGACGCTGAGGATGGCACCATCGTTGTTGCGATCAGCATCCTTCTCATGCGTAATGAAGATCACGTGTTTGTTCAAGGCACCTGTGACACGCAAGGTGTTGGAGATGAGCGAAGATACCGCAATGTTACGAAGACCATACCCATTGAGGCCGGGTTGCTCGATTGTACTCTTGGGAGCAACGCGTACTGCGTATTGAAGAGCATGTTCACTGAACTTGGTCAGGCTATCGATGATCAAGGTGTCGAAGTCAGCGAGCATGCTATACAGTGTATAAGGGTCAGGCTTCATTCCCTCCTTAACGATGTCCACACTACTTTCTTTACTCAGATTAACACGGTGCCAATTGGGCATGTTGCGAATACTCATGTCACCATCAGGGTCAAGCATGAGGAATAGTTTGCGGCCGGGTGCTGTAGCTGCCAACGTGGTTTTGCCGCTACCACTATCACCCCACAGGATCATAGATAAGCGGCTAGGTGCGTCTGTTGGATGTTCTATCTTTAATTCCATCATCTCCCCTTCCTGATGTTATACATAGTATAGCACATGTGTAATCACCTGCAACTCATCGTCAATCATGGTTTACCTCCATCCAATGCTGCACAGGCCACATCTACATTGCTCATTAGATTGTCGAGACACTGCTGCCGCCCGGCGATGATCTTCAACGCTTCACGCAGTCGCGCGATCTCGTTCTGCGCCGCCTCGTACTCGTCCGACATCCGCACCATGCGCTGACTATCGGCATGTCGAGCAGCGTTGATCCGCTCGATCTCACCATTCGCCTCTGCTATCAACTCAGCACCGACGCGAACCTCCTCCCGCAGCCGCTCGATCTCGTTAATATCTCGATTGCGTTCAGGGATCATGAGAGCAATCACCTTTTCCAGCCGCTCGATCTCGTCGGCGGCCTCGCGCAGTTCGGGATTTTCATACCCGCGCAGCCGCTCTACGATGTCAGTCATTCGTCAGTCGCCTTGATGGCGTCCTCTGCGGCCTGCATTGCGGCATCCCATTCCGGCCAAGTTACACCGCCGTCCATCCACGGCCTCGGCCCGGTCTTTATGAGGGATTGTAGTGCTGCACGGATGCGCTCGCGTTCTTGACAGGCTTCAACCCAGAGCTTGCGATGTTTCTCCGACATCGCCATTGCGGCTTGGTAGTGCGTTTCGTATCGCGCAATGATCTCAACAAGTCGGAGGTTGTCGGCACGAAGTCGCCCGAGTTCGCTGACGTCGGCGGCGTCGATCTCATGATCTGTGGTGCGATTGAGCTTAGCAACTTCGTCTTGATATTTACTCATGGATCAAGTGTCTCCATTAGAGGCGACCAGCGTTCGGTTGTCATTTCGTTGTCGTATATGTGACGACGTTGTTCGGATGTTTCGCTACACAGAGGGATGAACGAGCATGAGCGGAAGTAGCGATTGCAGCTATGTGTGTACATAGGTGCGTCTGTAGGTGCGTCTTCGTATGCATGGATAACATCGAGCGAATGGCGG